GACCAGGCGGTGGGAGACCGAGACCGGGGAGATCGAGCCGGCTGTGCGGACCATCTTCATCACTCCCTCAGGAGATGCCTACCAGGCGTTCTCAGGGCCGATCTTCAACGCTGCCAAGCGCATCCTCACCCTGCTGGGAGAACCCTCCCAGTGGCCCGCTCCGCTCAAGGTGCGGGTGACCGAGGAGGGGTCCGGTAAGAACCGGTTCTACAAGTTGACGCTGGTCTGACGTCATCTAGTCGCTGGCTGCTAGAGTCCTCCCCATCCTCCATAGGGAGGGCGGGGAGGATTTATCATGAGGTACAGCAAAGAGGAATTGATTTCGCTTCGTAAGGCGGCGATGAAGTCTGAGTCACTGGTGACTCGTAAGATCAAGCGCATGGCCAAAGGTGACTACGGTATCGACATTTCAGGAATGGAATACGATCCCCGCGTAGGCAAGGAAACCATTTCCAGAATGTCAGGAGACAGGCTTAAGAAACTGCTTGACAAGCAAGCCTATTTCCGTAAGTCGCACGTTGGCTACTACAAGGGTGCTCGCGGAACTATTGTGACCCGCCAGTCATACCGTAATTACGTGAACTCCGTCAGGAAGATCAACAACAGTGTTGACGCCGAACAGAGCAAGTATCAGGATGTCTTCATTAAGCCACTGGGAATGACCGTCAAGGAAAGGCGCGCAATGATGACGCCAACTCATCCCGTGCACGGTACCGAAGCATATGACGGCATGAAGAAACTTAAGATCTACTCCCCTACCCAACTCATGGGTACAGAGGGGGCAAAGATGATTGCTCTGCGGAACGACGATATCCGTCGTCAGTACACGAGCAGGGAACTGGTGACTAAGGCGCGAGGCTATATGAACCAGATGATGGACACTGTTGGAGATGATGAGTTACGCGTCAAGTTCAACTCCTTGTCTGACGAACAGTTCTGGTTCATTTGGGCCTACACCGATTTCCCTAATGAGTTGGCGCTCAAGTATGACGCTATGCAGATGCAGATGAGAGTTCTTGACGGTTCCAACCAACTCTCAGACAGTATGATCGATTCCGCTATGGAACGAGGAGAGCAATCCATCGGCAGGGCTATGGAGTACTACAACTATGCCAAGACACTCGATATCTAACGCTAGGTGCGCAGATTTCGAGACAACAACTAACCCTCTTGACTGTCGCGTATGGTCATGGGGGAGCATGGCGGTCAACGACTATGAGGACTACGAGGTAGGGCTAGGAGTTGGTACCTATGTTGCATATCTCCTTTCTGCTCCTAATGTGACGTTCTTCCATAATCTCGCATTTGACGGTCTATTCATCATTGACCATATTCTGAAAAATGGATACAAATGGGTTGCTGATAAGCCTGGAAAAGGTGAGTTCACTACTGTCATTAGTAATATGAACAAGTTCTACTCCATCACTATTGTCTCAAAGGGTGGAGTTAAAGCGGAACTCAGGGACTCGCTAAAGAAGATTCCTCTTCCCGTGAGGGACGTGCCTAAGGCGTTCAACCTTGAGTCCGTTAAGGGCGAGATCGATTATGAGGCTGAGCGACCTATCGGGTATTTGCCTACAGAGGAGGAATGGGAATATCTGTACAACGATATTTACATCATGGCTCAAGCGATGCGTGTAGTCCTTGCCAGCGGAATGACGAAACTTACTGTTGGCGCTGACTCGCTGGCCGAGTTCAAGTCGCTACACGGAAAGGGTTTCAGCCGAACATTCCCAACACTATCGAAGACAGTGGATGATGATATTAGGGCCGCATATCGAGGAGGTATTGCGATGCCGTCAAAACGATGGGCGAGGAAGAGGACAGGTCCCGGAATCGTGATCGACAAGAACTCCATGTATCCGTGGGTAATGAGGACGAAGCCTCTCCCCTACGGGCGCCCGTGGTGGTCAGAGGGAGAGGATGATACGGCAGACCTGTACACCATCTCTCTGACGTTCACGGCAAGACTCAAGCCGGGACACCTGCCATGCATACAACTAAAGCGGTCACTACAGTTCAACGCTAACGAGTTTCTTGAGTCTGTGCCAGAACCGACGACGGTGACGATTACCAATATTGACCTTGAACTGTGGATGCAACAGTACGACATGACCATTTACTCAATTAGTGGGTGCTGGAACTTCAAGGCCACAGAGGGACTGTTTAACGATTACATTGACAAGTGGATGGCTGTAAAAGCGAACAGCACGGGAGGGGCAAGGACCATCGCTAAACTACACCTAAACTCGTTGTACGGGAAATTTGCCAAGAATACCGACGTAACGGGCAAACGTCCGTATCTCGATGAAAATGGGACTGTACAACTAACAATGTGCGACCATGAGGAATCTAACCCCGTGTATACCGCTATGGGCGCGTTTATTACCGCTTATGCACGTCAGGACCTCATTAACTCGGCGCAAGCGAACTATGACAGGTTCCTCTACTGCGACACGGACTCCCTCCACCTACGGGGCAGGGATGAGCCCGACCTGTACCTGCATCCAACGGAACTGGGCGCATGGAAGGTTGAGCATGATGGTCAGCCGTTCGATGACGCGGTGTTCCTGCGCGCAAAGCAGTACTGCGAACGGTTCGGAGACCATGACGATGTTCACATCGCGGGTCTACCGGCAGAGATTGCGGGTCAAGTCAGGTTGGAGGACATGTTGACACCGCGAACTTGGGACGGTAAACTCGTACCCAAGAGAGTTCCCGGCGGGGTAATTCTCTCTAACACCACATTCACACTCAAGTAGAGGAGAACTGAAATGGCACGCGTCAAGGCTGGACACAAGAACCTGACTGTCACCGTCACCGAGGAGGTTGCCGCCGCTCTCGATGATGCTCACTGGACTCTGCGTCGTGAGGTTGGCGAGATTCTGACGGAGATTGTCACTAAGGGCGTGGAGGAGATCAAGGCGAGTACTGGCAAGTGACCGAGATGTCACCGGCTGAAACCGCTCGGTACTTGGTGGACTGACACTCTCTAGGACTGTCTGGTCTCTCTCCGCAGTGATATGGTGGGTACGTAAGTACCCACCATATCTTTTTGTGCACGGAAAGGAAGATCAATGGGGTTTCTTGATGATATTGGGGGCAAGTTCAGTTCTGCTCTCAGCGGTTTGGGGGAGATTCTTGGGGCGGATCATTCGGATACGCTCGATAATCTTTCCAATATCTGGAACGAGATGACTGATTTTGCAGGCGGTTTCGATTCCAAGATGACCGATCTTAATTCCATGCTTGAGGAGAAGGAGAAGATGATCTCTGACCTCAAGGGCAAGAACTATGATCTGCTCATGGCATCTCCAGGTAGTGACCCTAGTGATGCTTCCGCTAATATGCCTGGGGAAGATGGTTCAGCGGATTATGAGGGTGTCACTTTCGATGACCTTATTTCTAACAGCGATTCTGACAGCGATGATGACGAGGAGAAGAAGTAATGGCACGACGGTTTTACGGTAAGCTGCGTAACGCGGATAACGTGAATATCCTGAACGCTATCCGCAATGACGCGTCTCTTGATTACCATAAGCGTATCCCGGCAGCCAACAAGGGCAATGTGGCTGACGTTGCAGACGCTATTTTTAGTTTCCGTCCGCACAAGAACGAGTTCATCGAGTCCCTTATTAACCGTATCGGGCTAGTGTACGCACGAAACTCCATCTGGTATAACCCTCTAGGCGAACTCAAGCGTGGAGCCCTAGAGTTCGGTGACACCATCGAGGAAATTCAGGTGGGTATCGTCAAGGCGAACCACTACAACCATGACCGCGATTATCTTGAGCGTGATATTTTTGGTCGCGCTGACCTTGACGTGGCTACGGCTTTCCACACTGTGGACCGTGAGGATTTCTATAAGATCACGATTGACGACAATACGTTGCGTCGCGCTTTCCTTGACCCGTCCGGTCTTGACCAGTTGACTCAGCAGATCATGTCCTCCCCTACCACGGCGGACAACTGGGACGAGTACCTCATGATGAGTGCTCTTTTCCGGATCATGGACAACAAGTACCCGATGTTCAACGTCAATGTTCCTGACGTTGCTAAGATGGACTCCACTGAACCTCAGGCGCGTTCTCTGCTGCGTAAGATTAGGGCTACGGCGGGTAACATGCAGTTCCTCTCCACCCGGTTCAACGGGGCTAAGATGCCGATCTCGGCCAAGCCTGAGGACCTCATCCTGTTTGCTACCCCTGAGGTTAAGTCCGGCCTTGACGTGAACGCGCTGGCTGTTCTGTTCAACGTGTCTTACGCCGATGTTCCGTCTCGCATTATCGAAATTCGTCAGGAGGACATTGCGATGAATGGTGTTCAGGCTTTCCTGACCACCAAAGATTTCTTCGTCATCGCGGATACGTCCCTTGAGACCACGAGTGAGTTCAACCCCATTTCTCGGCAGACTAACTTCTTCCTGCATCACTGGGAGATTATCTCGGCGTCTCCGTTCGCGCCGATTGTCAAGTTCTCTACCGCGCCCGATACTGCTCGGGACTCGATTGAGATTGCGTCCGCTGTTGCTATTGATCGCCTTCAGTTCGTTATTGACGCTAACGAGCAGGACGTACGTAACGTGGATAAGACGTCTGCCCGCATGGTCAAGGGCGGTACAGCCCAGTTGGAGGCGGTCCTGACGGGCCTCAAGGCCGGCCAGGAGGATATCGAGTTCACTGAGCAGTGGTCTATCGAGGGCAACAAGGACACGGGCACTCGTATTGACAACGACGGCCTCATTTACATGTCCCCTAATGAGACTAGCCAGTTGGTGATCGCTCGAGTCAAGGTTTCCTGGATCGATCCGGCTACTGGCAAGTATGTCACTAAGACTCAGCAGTTGAGCATTGTCCCCAAGGACAACGTTGCTGGCCTTAACGGTTGACCGTCCACTACACTAACGGGCACTACCTATCGGTGGTGCCCGTTAGTTTTGGAGGAGATATGCCGACGATTAATTCACTGCCTAATGATTCTTCATTTGGCACACAGTTCGACTATTCTGTGTGGGGGCCTGGCACTGAGGTCACGTTGTGCAATGTTCCGTGGGACTCGATGTATCGGGACGTGTATTGGTTTGACAGTCCTGAGAGGACGATTAAGTATATTCAGGACCTTAATCGTGACAGGAATATTCCGACGGTTACTATCAGCCACCTTACGTATTGCGCCCAGAACGTGCCCGTGAGGATTAATGTCCCGTTCAGTGAGGCTAACGTATTCAACTACCTCATTGTTCAGAACAGTTCTTTTCCTATTTCTCAGGAGAACCGTGCCACCACTTTCTTTTACTTCATCCACTCTGTTGACTACATTGCCCCGGAAACCACTCAGTTAACGATCTCCCTTGACGTTTGGCAGACCTACCACAGTCACGTTAAGTTCCGTTCGGCGTACATTGAGCGGTCTCATTGTCTTGAGCAGATTCAGAAAGAATTGACGGATAATTGGAACTTTGACAGTTTCAAGACTTTCTGCCGAAATTGGCTTAAGCAGCCAGAGAGTTTCTCTCTAGGTGAGCGACAGACCATTTATCGTAGTTGGTTCGGCAATCTCGTGACCGGAAAGGTTAACGACTTCAACCGTCAGTTCGACTATGTAGCGATCATTATTTCCACTGTTAATCTTGACGCTGATTTCGGGACTACCGGCAACCCTTCAATGTACGCCGCTACAGGCGCTAACGTTACTAGCACTGTACCTCACTTGGACGCATCGCAAAATAGTAAGTCAATTTCTCTTATTTCTGGCGCGTCGTACTACATGTGTTCGCTAACAGATCTCCCTAAGATCATGAAGGAATTGAGTAATGCTCCGTGGGTGTCACAGGGAATTCAAGATATTTACTATGTCCCCGCTAATGTTGTTGTTGGCGAAACTATTAGTGGTAAGTTGGGTGGTTACGGCTTGAAGCGCGTAAAACACACTTCCAACTTTCAGAACGTAGAAGTTGCATATGACTTCCATCCAACAAAGTTGCCTGATTTCTTTAAGGTTAACAATAACAATATTACCGGTAAGAACCTTAGGCGACTTAAGCGCTTCTTTAAGTTCTATACCTCACCGTACATGCACATTGAATTGTCATTCAATAACGGGCAGACTCTTACGGTTTCACCTGAGTACCTTAACTGGGCCAAGACACTTGAACTTCGAGTTGAGTTCCACCTGCTCCCACCGTCCCCGCGCATTGTCGCTTATGTAGACGGGTATAACAGCGATAAGAACGATACGGCGTGGAAGACCGATACTGAGTACGTGAATGAGGCGATGGTTATTGACAACTTCCCGCACGTTCCAGTTGTTAACGACCAGAGTATGATTTGGTACGCCTCTCACGCCCATTCAATTGCTCAGAGCAGGAGTGCTGCGTCATGGGGGCTCGATAAGAGTACTCGTGCGGCCGATAACTCGTTTGATGCGACAATGAGGGGTATTCGCACCGGTAACGCCATTATGCAGAACAATCTTGGCGCTCAAAACCTGAGTACCGCACTGGCAAATACTGCTCAGATGGCGCACCAGCAGGTTAACAGTGCTAATCGCGCTATTTCCGGTATCGGGGGTGCTACTATGACTGCCCTAAGTAGTCCGGCGGCCGGTATCGGGCAACTTGGTGGCTATGTTCAGGGGCAGATCACCTCCGACATTAGCACTGGCATTGATATTAACGCTCGAAACATGAGCAACGTTATCTCCCAGAACCTTACGCGCGCCAACCAGAGTGAGCAGAACATACTTGCTGGAAATAACGCTAGTGCTAACCGCGACCTTGCTAAATGGGCCTCTCAGGGCGATTATCAGCAGCAGATCGCATCTATCAACGCCTCTGTTAAGGACGCTCAGATCACTCCACCATCGGTTTCTAGCGCTAGCGGCGGTGACCCGTTCAACTGGATTATGAACGGTGCGCTGGTGTTTGCAAAGTTGAAGATGGTTTCTACGGACGTTATTCGTAGGCAGGGGCAGTTCTGGGAACGATACGGGTATGCGTGCGATTTCTTCCTTTCTCAACTTCCAGACAGGTTGCAGGTTATGGACCGCTTCTCTTACTGGAAGTGTCAGGATGTGCGCATCACCTCCTCCTCGTGCCCTCAGATGTATGTTGATACGCTCAGGGGTATTCTTGAAAAGGGTGTGACCGTTTGGCACTCGCCAATGCGGGATAGGGAATATCTTGGCGACGTGACACTAGATAACACGGCAATTATGTGGGACAGTAAGGAGAGTCCGTTAAAATGAGCAGACCAGATTTTGTAGGAGAATCTATTTACGCCCCGTTCCTCAGGGAAATGACAGTGGAGCCCGGAAAGATGAGGAAGGAGACGCTAACTAGAATGTACGCGCGTGTCCTCTCAGAAATGTGCATGAATAGGTATCACTGGACAGGTCTTCCAGAGGAGATTGACCCGCGCTTCCTTGAGATGACTCTGTTCTCCCAAGGACTGTCGGTGTTTTTCTGGGACGAAGAGTTCAGCCGTTACTTCGCATTGCGTGGAGCCGGTTTTGGTACGCCAAACATGTACAACAACCCTACAGAGTTCATTGTGTACGGGAACACCATGGTCAACAAGACAATGAAATCTGACCTCTGTGTCCCCATCTGGAACAACTATCTGAGGACGGGAGACACCGATATCGTTGGTGTCTATGCCCGCCGGCTGGCAGAGATTGATACCACCACGGAGATTGATCTCATTCACATGAGGGTTCCCGTCCTCCTGACGGCTGACACTAATGAACGTAAGTCCGTCATGGATGCATACAAACAGTTGGCTGAGGGTAACCCCATGATCGCTGAGGTCTCCTCCGTCACGGGCATGGGAACTTTGCAGGACAAGATTGGTTCCATCTCCACGGGGATCAATAAGGACTACCTGCCCAATGTGATGGAGGCAAAGGTTAAGACCTGGAATGAGGCGCTCACCCTCCTGGGAATTATGAACGTCAACAGTTCCAAGAAAGAACGAATGGTCGTTGAGGAAGCAAGCGGTTCTTCCGGTCAGGTGCTTGCCATGCGCGCAGTTAACTTGCAGGCGCGTAAGTACGCGTGCGAGTGGATAAACGCCAAGTACGGGCTTAGCGTGGATGTGACGTGGAACCTCGATGACTCAGCCGGGACCACTGACATGCAGGCGCTTAACCCTATGTCTGAGATGAACCCTTTTACTCAGCAGGAATCGTCTAACAGCACCGATCTAGGAGGCCCTAATGAGTAATTACACAACAGAGTTAAGGAAGATTGACGAACGACTCATAGATGACGCTCTTTCACATTACGAGATTTTCTCAGAGGAGTATCGCTCAACTCTTAACTCTAAGATCAAAAATCATTTCTGGTTTAATGAGATCGGACATGAGACCATTGACATCTTCCTTTTTCAGTTAAAGGTTAAGATGAATGAGATCATGCCCTATTACAACCAGATGTATGAGTCTGAGTTAATCAAGCGTGACCCGTTCCTGACCGTTAAGATGACGTCCAAGAACTCAAACACCGGTTCTACCACCACCAGTACTGAGAGCAGCGAAAGGGGTACGTCCACCTCAAGTACCGACGCTAAGTCCCGTGCAGTCCAGTCCGAGACACCTCAGGTCATGCTCTCCGGTAATGGGGACTATGCGACAGGAGCGGCCGACTCCACCTCTCTGACCGGAGTCAAGTCATCCAGTGAGGGTGGAGGTAGACAGTCCTCCACGTCGTCTAGTGACGGTTCCGGCACGGGGACTCAGGAGGGGTTCTCAGGCTCGATGGCCTCTCTCATTCAGGCCCACCGTGATGCGATTATTAACGTTGATATGATGGTGATCGGCCAACTTGAACCGCTTTTCATGGCGGTTTGGACGCCGCCTACTGACATGATTGGAGCAGATTGGTATGGATACTAATGACCCGCGCGTGAGCGCTATTGACGCTGCGCTGTACCGCCTGAACCCGCCTACTACCCCCTATTCGACGCCGTTCACCTACAATAATGGTCTGACAGTTCTTGAGATTCTTGAGCGTATTCGCAGGGCCGTCGTGGACACCATCACCTATGCCGAAGGTTTCGGTAAGGAAGTTGAGGGTATGGTCAAGCGGATTAATGAGGTTGCAGAGAAATGGGCTAATGACTCAAAGAAGAAGTTGGACGACTTTGAGTCGTTCCTCAACGATTCTCGTACGAGTACCGAAGCGAAGATCAACGCAATGAACACTCTTATTGAGGAGTTCAAGGCGAAGTTGATCGAGCACGCTTTCGAGCAGAACGGTGACTACGTTTCCGCGCCGCTAATGAATGGTAGTCGACTTGATCTAGTAACGAAAGCCGCATACGAGAAGTTCAAGACTGACACCACGAACACAATTGATACCGGCCTGTCTAAGGTGTACACCAAGGAAGCCAGTGACGGCCGGTATAACCCCGTTCACAATAAGTTGTATCCGCATTCGCTAATCATTGGCTCATCTAACGCCGAACCGCGTGGATGGCCCAACGGTGTCTGGGAGAAGTGGCTTAGGGGAAAGGGGGAGATTCCTCATAACTACGGGTATTCCGGTGGTGGTTTCACCAGCACCAGTGACAATAACTTCAACACTCAGTTGGATAGGGCTATCTCAGAACTGGATGGGGAGATCGCGAAACAGGTTGGTCAGATTTATATCATTGACATGCTCAATGATATTCGCGGGCAGAATGACATCCGTAATTCTGCGTCAAGTTTTATCACTCGAGCCACGAAGAAGTTCCCTAACGCTAAGATCTACTCCATCCCAGTTCTATATAATGAGCACTCGCTTAACAACAACTGGGACATGGCAATGAACTGTGCTAAGGCCACGAACACGCTCAAGGAACTACTTGTCCCGTACGGCGGGCTAGTATGCGAGGGGTCTAGGTCATGGTTCCACAACGGGAAGAATGAGGCCTATTTCCCCGAAGGTGCTGGGGTGCATTTCTCCACTGCCGGATACGAGTACGCGCAGAGGAGGTTTGACCAATGGCTTAACGGCGACTCTGGTTGGGACGACTACGGTTGGCACAACCTTAAGGATGGGACCAACTACGCCAAGGTCAAGAATGACAACAATCTGCAAGCGTATGTGTGCCGTAAGCGTGACACGGTGGAGATTCATGGAACGTTTGGGACGATTCAGATGTCTGGATTAGACAGACTGTTTACTCTTCCCCAATGGGCGAGACCGTTCAGGAACATGTACGTGACGTCATGGAATCTGACAACTGCTTTCCCACTTATTGCGGACACGTACAGTCAGTTGCTCGTGAGTTCCAACCTTGCCGATAACTCGGTGCTCTCGTTTAACGCGACCTACCCCATCTTCTAGGAGTAGCGCCCTCCCTGATATTATTCAGGGAGGGCGTTTCTATAAGGAGGCAGCATGGCATGGGATGAGACTTCAAAGAAAGTAGCGATTAAGGCTATCGGCACGGTTGAGTCTTCCATGAAGTACGACTCAATCAATTATAATGACCCGATTACCGTGGGAATCGCACAGTGGTACGGGCCTAGGGCGGCTGACATTATCAAGAAAATGGGCGCCGCTCACCCAACCGAATATGCTGGGGTGAGTAACTCGCTTAAAACCGACCTCAATTCACACGGTAATGACCAGTGGTGGACCAACCGATGGCTGTCAAAGGAGGAGGGTAATTCACTCCTACCTCTCCTCAGAGCAGGTGCTAAGGAGCAGGACGCACAGTTGGTGGCTGACCTTGAGGGGTATTTTCAGGCAGCCAGGAATCTAGGGATTGACCCGAACACTAACACCGACTCGTTCATCTACTGGTGCGTCGCTTATCACCAAGGACCTAGGTACGCAATCCAGGTAGCCAATAACGTTGGCGGTAACGCATCTCTTGACGCGTTTCACCATGCAACTCTGAACAACGGCGTGCTAGGCAAGTACCCCAACCGGTACAACCAGGCATACCAGATTATCAAGAACAAGGACACTTCCGGTGTCTCATCACCAGGGGCAGCGGGGACCGTTCATCCGGGCAACGGTGGCAGTGGTGGCGCTACTAATGGGGGTTCCAACGCCGGCTCCCTCAGTTCCGTGTGGTCTGACGGAAGTGGACTCCTCCATATGAACACGTCAAGTGGTGTAGTGACCGCTTACCCTACTGGGAACATGCGTCAATGGGTTACCGCTGAGAACAAGGTGTCCAATGGTGGTAGCGCGGCCACAGCGGGCAATGCTGGTGGTGGCGCGCCAGGTGGCGGCACTGTTCCCGGCAGTGCCGATGTCGCTGCAAAGCGCGTTGCGGC